ACAGCCCAAGAAAAAGAGCAACAGATAATGACTTTATCTCAGCAGTTAGAAGATTTAAAAACTTCAAATGAAATAGCTTCTACAAAAACAACAGCATTGGCAGCTATTAGTAATTTAGGTGCTATAAATGCAGAACAAACTTTGGCATTGTTACAAGGAAAGTTACAAAAAAATGCTGAAGGTAAAGTCGTTGTTCTTAATGGTGGAGTCGAACAAGATTTAACAAATTATCTTACAAGTCTTAAAAATCCTGGTAGTGGTTGGGAACATCATTTCAAGCCTAGTAGTGCTGCTGGAATGGGTGCAAAACCTAGTCCAATAAGTAATGCAGGTGGAGGTCAACCTAACCCATGGAAAACGGGCAATATAACACAACAAATGCTATTATCAGAACAAGATCCTCAACTTGCAGCAGTGCTCAAGCAGGAGGCTCAAACTAAATAGTTGATTTCTGTGAAATCGACCCCCTTATCTGTGATTAGGGTATCGCAAACTTAAAAAGGTAAATCTGAATGGCTGCTCCGTTTCAGAATTATTCTGGCGGTGTCCTACTAGCGGACATCGTTAAAAGAAATAATTTTAGCTCCTACGTTTCACAAGCTATCAAAGAACGTAGTCTATTTATTCAATCTGGTGCTGTAGTTCGTAATTCTCTGCTTGATGCAAGAGCAGGTGGAACAAGAATACAAGTTCCAGAATTTAACCCAATATCTCCAACTGAAGAGATTATTGATGGTACTTCTTCATGGGGTACAAGTACCAACGGTCATTTAACACCACAAAAAATCGGTACAGATACGCAGATCGCAACTATCTGTCATAGAGGTTTTGCGTATGCTGTTGATGACGTTGCTATTTTGGCTGCTGGCGAAGATCCAATGGGTCACATCAGAAATCAGCTTGCAGATGCTATCAATAAATTGAACTCTGTTCGTTTATTTGAAACATTAACTGGACTATTTCATACTGCTCTTAATGGTCATCGCCTTGAGAAGCAAGTTGGTAGTTCAAGTGCTAGTGCTGAAGCAA